TTCAGAACGCTAATCCGTGGGAAAGATTCCTCGTGTGGGGTCCCGGTCTGCCTCGTGGTATGTGGCGCTCCGGCCGCGGCTTCACACCCTGGCACCCACACATCCGGGGTTTTGGCACGCCGCAGTATATAACCCAACAAATCCTGCGGCTGCACCACAATCCGACCGCATGGCCGCAATCTCGCATTCTCAAGGTCCACTCAAGGCTAAGTCAACTGAGCGCCATCTGGCAGGCGCGTCTCCACGAGGACCGCGCCAGACGTGTGTTGAGTCACTGGAGAAACGTCGCGAGGAACCAGACTATAACTAACATGCGCCATATAGCCGCCGAGATGGCGCGTTTAGCCGCTATCGAACGCGCAGCCTACGAGGAACGTTTCAGGAGTTACCTTAACGGTATGTGCCGTTTCAGAGAAAATATGGCGGCCATAGTCATCCAGAGATGGTACGCCAGGCGGTCAAGAGCTAGGCGGTCGCAGCCTCGCCAACCAACAACGCCCGAGCCTGAAGAGATGGAGTCTGCGGTGGACGAGCAGTCACCAGGGCCAAGAATCCCGGAGCTCTACGAACCAGCGGAGGAAAGAGCAATTGAACCCCGTCCTCTCCTCCCCTCATCCGGACTCGCCAGCTCCGACCCCCATGCTGATTTTGAGCCACTTCAAGAAGAGCCGGATTTTTGTATCTCAGAGGCTGACAGTGGACGACCTCCAGTCTTCGATGAAGGTGCCTGGAACTCAAAATTCCAGCCTGACGGACCTTCTTCACTGCCCAAACACGACTGGTCCCGCGTTTTCCACGCGCCGACCCAGCCCACACCATCCGCAGACGACAAGACCCTCATGGAGTGGGTCCAGTGCCCATCAGGCGACATTGCAATCACTGAACTGCAGGCCATCCGACTCTGGGCCTACACCTACAACGCGGTGAGCCACCCACTCTTCAGGTACGCTCAAAGCATGGGTTATAGGGTTTTTGTTCAATTGCGCCGCCCATTGACCAACCCCGCCTACCATGGCCATCTCTATTATGCGCACGAACTCCGAGGAATACCATATGTTGTGGATGACATTCCTCCAGAACCCACCGATCTGGATTTTGGTGCCTTCAACCAATCTGATGAATTGCACATCCTGCTCGCCACCTTGAAAGCAGGAGCCACCGGAGTTTACCAGAAAGTGAACCAAGCCGCCATCGCTCACATCCAAGCAGAGCAGGCCAACCTCAAGAGTGCCCCACCACCTCGGACTGGACTCCTCTCTCGGCATATCAGGGGAAAAATCACCGCCATTAATGGCATTCCGGGTTGCGGGAAAACCCATTTGATGAAGCGTATCTTCGCTAAGGGAGGTTGGGACCTCGTAGTTTGTCCTACTTCAGCACTTAAAGAAGAATACGCAATCGAATGTATACCTGCCAAGACCACGACCGCTGCCATCCCCTACATTAAGGGGAAATCTATCATCATCGACGAGAGTTACAAGATGGGCATTATCGAATTGTGCTACATACTTACGCATTGCAAGAAGGCACTCATAGTTGGCGACAGCGAGCAGACAGCTTTCAACGTCGGTGATTACGTCGGGAATAAAGCTAGCCGCATGAACTCCCTCGCATCCGCTTGCTTGTCTCCTATTCCGCGCATAACGATCAGCCGAGCGGTTCCTCTCGACGTGATGGCCTGGATACACCAAAGATGGCCTCTCAAAGCTGGTTATAA